ATGACCCACGATATCCGTGATTATGACGCGTTCATTCGTCATGTCGCCGACCTCGATATCGAGCTTTCGGTCAACAAGGACGGTGTGTACACCGTCTGCACCACGTCTGAGCCGTTCTTTTGCTACGACGCCGATACCCAAGAGGAGGCAGCTAAGCTCGTCTCTAAAACCATCGTCTCGTATGGTCGGCTTTTCTTCGGCCTCCATGATCTGGAAGAGCCCACTGTCAAGCCGGCAGAGGATGGTGGATCGGTTGCCGTAGAACGCGGCACTCCAATCGGCCAGCTAAAGCCAATCTTCGCTTTGGCCGCTTAATATGGTTTGGGCACGCATCCCACCCGATAAGCTAGTGCATCTTCCTCTATTCGGGATTGATGTCATCGCTGAGGACGACAGCCTTTTATGGCTGCACGGACCGTCGGGTCGGATGTGTGTTGATAAGCACGCTCCACGCATTTGGTTCGACGACTTAGGCGACGCACACCAAGCGGGTGCGACCGCTTTCAAAGTGACCAACGCACAGGAGGCTGCGGCGTTGAAGGAGTTTTTGGAGACGCCTCCGCCACCAGAAGATACCGAGGCCGATCAAACCGCTGACCTTGGTCAACGGCCTGCCGATGGTCATCCGCCCGAGGATTGACGCCTAGGGCGACCATTCACGAGAGCAACAACGTTTGAACCACGTCCGTATCGTAGGTGACTTTCGGTGAACTCCCCGACCGCCGCCCAGAAGGCCTCGGTCGACGCGATGAACTCCTTCAGGTACTCGGGACGCAGGTGGGTATAGCTTGCGCCGGTGCCCTGCTCGCTGTGTCCCGCAGCCGCATCGATCTGGGCCTCCGGCACGCCCTGCCGCTTGTGCCACGTGTGAATCGTATGGCGCAGCGTGTTCGGCGATCCGATCCCCACCATCTTTGGTCGCGGCTTCGTCTCGCCCAGCTTCCGGCGCGGCTCCAGCCACACCGGCTTGCCGTCCGCGTCGACGGCTTGGCGCGCCAGGCCGAGATCCGGACGCAGCTCGTGCGCGGCGAGCAGCACGCCTTCGAAGCCGTTGCCGATGTTCGCCGTCGGTCGTTCGAAGAAATCCGGTCCGCCTGCCGCTCGCGTCTTCTCCGACGTCGGAGCGCGGTAGACGATGACCTTCCCCCTGATCCCTTCCAGCCAAGGCGCGAGGGTCGGACAGATCGGCACGATCGCGCGGCGCTTGCGGGTCTGCTCCTCACCCGGGCGGAGAAAGTAGATCAGTCCCTGCCGGATCTGCGTGTCGGCATCGAGCTCCAGAATGGCCTCTGTCCGACCGTGCGTCGACAGGTTGATCATCGAGAACAGATGGACGTGCGCGCGGGTCGGCTCGGCGATCGCCGCGTCGAGGATGGCGGCGACCTGCTCCGGGCTCCATTCCAGATCCTTGCGCTTCTTCCGGCCCTTCACGTCCTTGATCCGTGGCGCGGCCGAAAGATGGTTGTTGCGCATGCCCCAGCTGATCGGTCCGCGCAGCGCCGCGATGTCCCGCGAGATCGTCGGCGCCGAGGCGCCCTGCTCCGATCGCCACGCGATGAAGGCGTCGACCAGGCCGTTGGTGATGGACAGGACGGTGAGCGGTTCGGGCAGCAGCCGGCGGCTGCGCATGTGCTCCCAGAACGTCTCCAGCACCTCGACCGAATCGATGTAGCGGTTTGGGTCCTCCAGTCCGGCGACGTGCTGCTCCAGCCACATGGCGGTGAGCTCGGCAAGGAGGACGTCGCCGGGCGCCATCGGCCCGACCGGCTGGATCGTCTTCGCGGCAGCGCGCCACGCCGTCCAATGGTCGGCTAGGCGCTCCCTCGCCTCTTCTGGCGGAGCCCCGCCGCCACCTCCGATACCCGTCGATGTGCGGCGCGTGACACGTCCATCGAGCCAGCAGATGTTCCAATCGTCCCGATCGCGCCGGTGCCAGAGCCAGAAGGGGCCAAGTTCAAAGCGGGCGGGAGCACTGGCGGACTTGCCGGCGCTGCGTCGCTTGCCTCCTCCGGCGGGTCCTGACGTTCCGGACGGCATTGCGATCTGATCTCCTGAGCCTCGCGGGCGCTTAGAACTGCATAGATGTCGTCGTGCAGCAAGGCCGCGACGTGTTCGGGGTCAAGATGGAGGCGTGTGCCGTTTCGCGCCGCGCGGCGAATGCGCCCCAGCATCTCGGCGAAGATCGGCTCCGCGCCCATTACGCGGCCTCGCGATCGAGCTGCGACCCGGCGGCCCGTGTGCGCAGCTCGATCGTCGCGTCGGTCAGGAAGTGGATCGAGTCGGCGCCAATCTGCTGCTGCCACCACAGCATGGCGGCCAATGCCGTCGCGGTCGTGTCGGCGTTGAGGTAGGGTCGGACGTATTCGACGATGTCGTCCTGCACCCCCTCGCTGAAGAACCGATAGCGATCTGACACCGCCCATAGCTCGGTGATCTCGTAGTGTCGGTACGCCGGCGCGTTGGTCGTCATCGCCTTGTATGCGCGATCCCGGCGCGCGATCGCTGCCGGCAGTGCCTGCTTCAGCATGGCGAGGATCTCCGCGTCGGTAGCCGTGCGTTCCGGGCGGGGCGCGCACCCGGCGACGCGTCGCCAGTCGGCCGCCAGTGCCGTCGCGATCCGCAGGCGATCGGCGGCACTGGCGGCCGACATCTTCTCGTCGGCGACCAGACGCTGATCGCCGGCAGCACGAGCGTCGCGCAGTTGCTCGGCGATCACGGCAATGCCGGCGAACTCTCGTGAGGCAACGGGTGGTGTCATATGCCGCCCGTCGCCCCGTCCTGCGCGACGTTATCTCGGCTGGCGTCATACTCGGCGCGCGTTGACCACCAGCCGGCGACGTAGCCGGGATCGAGAACCTCAAGAAGCTCGCTGAAGTCCTCGGCGATGTTGTCACCGTCCTCCTCGCCGTCCATGCCCCATCCCTGCGCGCCCTTGATCCACAGGTCGCCGTCGACCGTGAGGAGTACCTCGGGGGCGGGATCGGCCGCGCAGAGCTCCTGCCACTTCGCTTCAACGGCATCCTTGGCCGCGCTGGCGGCGGCCTCGCGTTCTTCCTTCCGGCGCTTCCGATCAGCGATCTCCTCGCGAGCTTGCGCGATACCGGCGGAGAGGTTCGCGGCGATCTCCTCCTCGCTGACGAACATCTGGATCTCGAAGCACGGTGTGCGCGGACCGGATAGGGGGTCGCCCGGCTTGGTCTTTTCGCCCAGCCAGTTGCTGGCGTAGAAGGCGCGACCGTCCATACCTGGAAGATCGCTGAACTTCGGGACCGCTAGCCGAGCCGCCCAGACCCGCCCGAGCCGCGTCACTTCCCGCTCCTCCTCCTGTTCCGGCGTCAGCTGCTGTCCGCCGTAGGATGTCACCTGCTTCGGTGGCAGAACGGCCTTTCTGTTGTCGCGCGGCACGAAAAAGCGCGAGCGGTCCCATACGGCGGTAAAGCCGAGCGGACTTCCGTCGTCGTCCTCGCCGATCGGTTCCTCACGACCGATGCCGACGACGATCTGGATCGGGACGGCTTGGTCGAGTGCGCGCTTCCAGCATTCAGCTATACTGACTTGCTGCTCTAGGTCCGCGTTCCAGCCGCCACTGATCAGCGCATGCCCGGTGGGCGCATCGACCTTGCCGTCCTCCGTCAGATCGGCCGGGATCACGGCGCCCATGACGCTCGCGAACTCACGTTGCGCTTGCGTTTGGACGCGCATGGCTTGGAACTCGATGCATCGGCTGGCGATGTCGCGCGCGATCTGCCCATGCGCGAGCTTGCGAGGTGCATCCTCGCCGACGGCCGTGAACAGATCCTCCTCATAGCCGCCGCCCTCGCGCTCGTAGGTGTCGCGATCGATGAACTGGAAGATAATGCTCGCCTCGGTCAGCTGTTCGGCGCCATAAGCCGCGCGGATGTTCCAGAGGCTGTGTCGCTGGTAATTGTTCGGGCGGCACTCCCGCTTGAAGACCTTCGATTGCAGCGCCTGATCGGCGGTGCGAGCATATTCGGTCGCGATCTCCAGGCTGATCTTGTCCTCGCGCAATGCGTCGAGGATCTCGTCCGCCAGCCCTGCAAGCCGGAGCCGCTGCTTGACGTAGCGCTCGGTGAAACCGAACTGCTTGGCCAGATCGGCGGGCGAGCGGTTGCCGGGCGCCATCAGCGCTGCGAATGCAATGAATTCGTCAGCCGGGTTCATGTCCCGCCGGGCGAGGTTCTCTGACAGCGACAGCTCGACGGCCTCCTCCTCCGGGCGGATGAGGACCGGCACCGGCCAGTTGTCCTTGATCGTGCCGCGCTCGCGCAGCAGCTTCAACGCCTGAAGCCGGCGCCCTCCCCCGACGATGTATACCGCCTTGGCGTCGATCGTCGTGCTGCCTGCGAAGCCGATCAGCGACTGGAGCAGGCCGTGGGCGGCGATGTCGTCTGCGAGGCTCTCCACGTCAGCTGCGACGTCCGTCTTGCGGACGTTCTGCGGCGCGCGGACCAGCCGGCCGTATGGGATCGTGGTGATTGTTGTCGGCGCGAGCGCTTTGGTAGCGGCAGCTGGTGCCTTGGCGGCGCCAGCCTTCGGCGCTGGTGCTGCAATGTCCTTCACTGCGGTGGCCATCACTGAACCTCCTGCGAGTTCGTGCTTTCGAGTAGAAAGACAGGTCCATCGATCCCGGGGTGCATGACGATCATCACAGCGACCCCGCGATCATCGCGAGTGCGGTCGGCAACCCAAACCACAGCGTGAGCGCGACGAGGACGATCGTGGTCAGCCGATCAGTGAACCGGGTCTGCTGCTCCTCGGCAGCGCTACGCAGGGCGATCAGCCGGGGCGTGGTGCGCGCAGTCTGCGTGACGGCATCACGAGCACGCGCGCGGCGGACGACGTCGCCGAGGCGGCGGGCGGTGGGATCACGCCTGGCCAGTGCCACGCCGAAGCTGCCGAACTCGCGGGCACCGGTGTGGGCGCGGATCGTGCGCGGCGTGGCGCCGATCGAATGGACGGCGGGATAAGCGGAGAGGTCGAGGTCCGCGCCCTGCATGTCGGCGCGGTGACGGGCGAACGCAATCGCGTCCGTCGGGATGGAGGATATCTGCACGGCGTGCTCCCATCGGGCGGGGTGCCCTGATGAAGCTCGCTTACCGTAAGCGATCGCTTACAGTCAACTATCTATAAGCGTCCGCTTACAAATCAGCCCAGTACCCACCACGCCAGAAGCCCCAAGCCGATGGTCGCGCCAATCAATGACGCGAGTGTTGCGGCGGTCGACCGCTCGGGCGGTGACCTGCGCGGCGTAACGAACGGGTTTCCGCTGATCCTGGTCATCAACACGTCGTGTACGTTGAGCATGCCTTCCTGATGCTCGACGTTGAACATGATCGTATCTGGATCATAGAGGCGCAGCTTGCCTGCGACACCAGCGCTCGCGCCGGGATAGATGAGCCGGATGTAGCCAGGCTCCAGGGCGGTCGCCTGCCGTAGATCCACTCCGACCAAGTCGACAATGGCGACCGTCCTAGTGGCCTGCGCCAAACCGGGGATGGCCGTCCGGCTTATGCTGACAAGATCGCCGTCGATCGTGATCGCGCCGACCGAACTCTTCGCCTGCATCTTCGCCCTCTCCGACTGCAACCTCCAGTCTAGCGCGGGCACTCCGCGCACGCGATCAGAATGTCACTAGCTCGTCCCACGGGATGATCCGATGAAGATGGGCGACGCGGATGCGCTCGACCTTGAACAGCAGTGCCGGATTGAACTGCTCGAACTCGTAGTAATGAGCCGTCTGTCGTACTAGGCGCTTAGCAATAACGGTCGTGATCCGCTCACCATCGACGCCATCTGGTGCCCGCAGCTGCGCGACGACATAGTCTCCCGACACCGGCGGACGGCGAGGATCGACATATCCCAGCTCGCCGGGTTCGTATCGCGGCGCCATTGACACGCCGCGGAAATACAAGGCGTACACATCTCGGCGATTATCCAAGGTAAGCGGCCGGCGAGCGTGATCGATCACGTCGTCGAAATGCATTTCCATAGCCTCGATATCGACCGTGCTTCCATCATCTTCGAACTTCAAATCTGCGCAAAGCGCCGTGCCGACGATTGGCACGTCTCGTGGCCGATCGGGCCCGCGGAATGCGAGGTAGGCGCCGCGCTCCTGCGCCGGCGCCGGCTCCCGTTCCGTCTTCCGCTCACCCGCTTCGAACTCGGCAAAGGTGGCACCGATCGCGGCGAGTAGCTTCTCGATCGTATCGTGATTGGCGCTGCCGCGGCGCTTGATGTCGGTGAGCGCCATCCGGCTGAGCCCGGCCTTCATCATCCAACTCGTGTTGGACATGCCGGCAGGCTTAACCGCCATGAGGCGATCGTATAGCGATAGGGGGTCTGACATGACCCTGTCAGCAATAGCTAACATGAGTCGCGACGTCGATTGAAGCCATCGCTTACAAATACGCTTGCAACGTAAGCGATCGCTGATCTACAAGCGAGCACATGGACGTTCCGACAACCTCTGACATGGTCGCCGCAATCGAGCGGTTCCTCGAACGGCATCAGGACATGGCGCCCACTCGGTTCGGCCGCGAGGCTACCGGAGAGCCGCAGCTTCTGGAAAGCCTGCGCAGAGGCCGCTCCCCGAGTCTCGACACGGCAAATCGCATCGTCGCGTTCATGCGCGGCAAGGACGAGGAAGCTGGGTTCGAGGTGTCTCACGGTGAGGACGTTTGCTCCGATCCTGCGGCTGCGTCAGCCGGAATCGGAAACGACTTTTCCGCGCGAGCGGCAGCATGACGCCGGAGAAGGTGCTGCTGAAGCGCGCCACCGTGGAGATGATCCGCGGCGTTGGCGGTCTGGAGGCTGGCGCCGGGTTCACCCGCGTCGGTAAATCCATGCTCGCCGACTACGGCTCCCCGAACAAGCCCGACTGCTTCGCACCGATCGACGTCGTCGCCGATCTCGAACCGCTCGCTCGGGAGCGCTCCGGCTGGCCGCACGTCACCCAGGCGCTCTGCAAGGCGATGGGCGGCACGTTCGTCCCCGAGCCCGACGCACCCGCGACGGGAGCCGATCTGCTCGCACTGTCGTCGCAGCTGTCGAGCGAGTTCAACGACGCGATCGGTGCCGTCTGCGCCGGCCTCGCCGACAACAAGTGGTGCAGCAAGGATGGGGAGCGCCTCGACGGCGAGCTCGATCAGTTGCTGCGCGTGGTCGTCCAGATGCGGGCTGTCGCCCGCCACACCAGCGAAGGGATATCCGCATGAAGCTGCACCTTAAGGGCAGTCCGAAGAACGAGGGCGCGCGCCTGCTCGGGCGGCGCATCATGGCCGGCTATCGCGGCATCGTCCCGGTCGCGGCGGGGGCGATGAAGCTGTCGATCCCGACGATCATGAAGCTCGTCGATGGCGACCTGATCCCCGGCGAGGAGCTGGTGGCGGACGTGGCCAAGGCCACGAACAACGCGATCACGCGCGCGGACTGGCGCACGGCTCCACGCGGTGGCTGGTTCGATGCGGTCGACGCATTCGCCGATCGGAAAGCCGCCTGATGTTTCACGAGATCACGCGCGGGGTTCCGAACCCCCGCCTCGCGCGTGTCGGCGAGGCGGCTCCCGCAGCCCCCAAGACGCGTACCGTCTCGCCGGTTACCTTCGCGGTGCCGCATGGCTAAGCCCGCGTCCCTGACCATGCACGACGCTGACGGGCGCGTGTGTGCCGAGGAGGCGGGGGTGTTCCCCCGAGCCTCCGTCTCCTCGGGTCTGATCGTCGACGAGGTCCCCGACTTCGTCGCGAGCGTCGAGCGCATCGACGCGTGGATGGAGGTCGCCGAGCATGGCGATCGCTTCGTCTATGCCAGTCGCATCACGCTTCCCCGCAAGTCGGCGGGTATCGAGCGCATGCGCGTGCTCGCCGCGCGCAACCTGGTGCACCTGTGCCAGTCGCGTTCGAAGCTCGACACCCGGTACTTCACTTTCCTCGCGGAACGGTCGTCGGTGTCGTCGGCTCTGACCAAGCCCGCCCGACCTCGCCTGGTCCTCACCGCCGCGACGCTTCCGGACAACGAGGCTGCGGCGATCGACGCGCTGCTGCCCGTGCTGGAGCGGTTCGCGTCTAAGGGCCGCCCCTGCCCCACCGACAAGCAGCTGGCCGAGCGTGCCGGCATCGCGGCCGACGCTGTCCAGCCGACGCTGGAGGCGATGATCGCCGCTCATCTGATCCGCATCGAGGGCGCGCGCGGGCCCACCAATCGCAGGGTCCTCATCCTTTCCACCGGCGCAATGACAGGACTGGCAGCATGACGGTAGAAATCGAACGTGACGCGCTGCTCGGCGCGCTTCAGCAGGTCAACGGCGTGATCGAGGCGCGCAACACCATCCCGGTGCTCAGCAACGTGCTGTTCGTTGTCCAGGACGGCACCGTCACGCTGACCGGCACGGATCTTGATATCGAGGCGAACGCCACCGCAGCTGCCGTCGGCGAGATGAAGACGACGCTGCCGAGCGATAAGATCCTCGCGGCTGCGAAGAGCTTCAAGCCCGGCAAGCTGATGATCGCAGCCGTCGCCGGACGGTCCGCCGTCACAGTGAAGCAGGGTCGCGGCGTCCGGACGATCTCGACGCTCGCTGCGGACGACTTCCCGAAGTTGCCGGCGCTGGTGAACGCCGTGCGATTCACGCTCACCAGCGATGCGCTGGCGCGCCTGTTCGGCGCCTGCCGTATCGCCCAGTCGAGTGAGGAGACCCGCTACTACCTTTGCGGCGTCTTCATGCACACGGTCGACCAGAAGCTGCGGGCGGCGGCCACCGATGGCCACCGGCTGGTGCGGGCGGAGGCCGTCCTGCCAGCTGGCGCTGCGGGGATGGATGACATCATCGTGCCGAGCAAGGCCGTGGGTCAGGTGCTGGCGCTGATCGGCAAGATCAGCGGTGAGGTCGCGATCGAGGTGAACGCCAAGGCGATCCAGTTCCGGATCGGCACGTCGACGATCATCAGCAAGCTCGTCGAGGGCACCTTCCCCGACTACACGCGCGTCATCCCTGCTCAGGGCCGGCACGTGATCAGCGTCACGCGGGAGCAGTTCATCGCTCCCGTCGCGTCCGTCGCAGCGATCGTCAACGCCGAGGGCGACAAGATCAAGGTCCGCGCCGTCGCGTTCGACTTCGGCAGCGACGAGGACGCGCACGAGGTCAGCGCCAAGGACCAGACAGGCACGAGCGCGACCGAACCCGTCGAGGCTTCGCTGACGGGCGAGCCGATCAGATTCGGCCTGAACAGCCAGTACGGCCGCGACGTCGCCAGCATCTTCGCCGAGGGATCGGCTCTGACGATCTCGCTCGACGGGAATGCATCACCCCTGCGCTTCAGCTCCGACAAGGATCCCGATCTGATCGGCGTCTGCATGCCGATGCGCGTCTGAAGGATCGAGAGATGAGTAGCACCCACATCTGCGACGAATGCGGCGACGCCTCGCCGGACCTCGACGAGAACATCCTGCACGACCTCGTCGTCAGCATCGTGCGCGGTGACCGGGCGGACGCGTTGGCGAACATCAACCGCCTGGTGCGGGACCATCCGAACGCCGACGCGCTGACCGAACGCGTCGCGATCGCACGCGCCGCAGCCTGATCATGAGCGACGTCGTCGACATGGCAGCGGAGCTTCAGGCCGAGCATCTCGCCCATAGCCTTCGTCGTGCCCGCGTGCCGATCGCCGAGGGCGTCGCCGGCGAATGCGAGCAGTGCTTCGAGGACAGCCCCCGCCTGGTGGGCGGCCGCTGCGCCTTCTGTCGCGACGGTCGGCGTCGTCCCACCAACCCCATCGGCAAGGTGCCGACGCCCAGTCCGGCGCCAACGAAGGAGGACGTAGTGAGCCCCAAGTCCATACAGCTGCCGGCGTCGGCGCAGCTCGCCATCCAGGCGGTCGAGCGGCACGCACAATCGCAGGTGCTCTCGCTCGGCGCAGCAGCCGCCGAGCTCATCGAGCGCGGCCTCACGCCCGCTCCTGCGGCCGAGGTGCCGATGCCCGTCGTCGATTTCGACACGCTCATCGAGCTTCTGCGCGCGCGCTTCGCCGATCGCCCCGACCAGTCCGCCGACCTCGCCGCGGCGATCGCGCGCGCGGAGGCGGCCGAAGCGCGTGCTAACGCTGCCGAGGCTGCGCTTGTGAAGGTCCGCGAGGCGTTGCCCGCATGAGACCGACGCTCGACACGCAAGTCGCTCTCGCTGTGGAGCAGCTGCTCCACGGCCGTGAGGACGAGGTGACCGCAGAGACGGTCCTGGATGCGCTGCCGAGCCATATCCGGTCGGCCAGCCCGTCTCGCAAGGCGATCGTCCGCGCCATCATGGAGGCAGGCTGGAAGACGGCGAAAACCCGAGCGGGCACCACCACGTTCCGGCCGCCGAACGCACCCGATGGCGACGATCCCATGCCCGAAGGCGGCAACATCGCAGCCGACGAACTCCGCCTCCTGATCGAGCGCGCCGAGCGCCTGGAGGAGGAGAAGAAGGGCATCTCGGATGACATCAAGGACGTCATGTCGGAGGCGAAAGGACGCGGATATGACCCGAAGGCCATCCGCAAGATACTCTCGATCCGGAAGAAGAAGAAGGAAGAGTATCAGGAGGAGGAGGCGATCCTCGAAGTCTACATGCAAGCACTGGGGATGATCTGATGAGCAGCGTGAATAAGGTGATCCTCGTCGGTCATCTCGGCAAAGACCCTGACAGTCGCAGCTTCCCCAGCGGCGGGAAGATCGTGAACATGAGCCTCGCAACGTCGGAAAGCTGGAAGGACAAGTCGACCGGCGAGCGCAAGGAGCGCACCGAGTGGCACTCCGTCGTCGTCATGAACGATGGGCTGGTGAAGGTCGCAGAGCAGTACCTGAAGAAGGGCTCGAAGGTCTTCGTCGAGGGTCAGCTGCGCACGCGCAAGTGGCAGGATCAGCAGGGCAACGACCGCTATTCGACCGAGATCGTGCTGGGGGCGTTCAATTCGTCGCTGGTGCTGCTCGATCGCCGCGAAGCCGATCCGGGACGGCACGATTACTCCAGCTACGGCGACAGCCGCGGCGGATCTCGCGGCAGCGGCGGTGGCGGAGCCCCCGTCGACGATCTGGACGACGACGTCCCCTTCTAACCGGCGCATCGCGCCGACGGCAGACCGGCGACGGTCGTCTGCCACCAATCCCACCGGGGGCATGAATCGTGAGCGTATCCACATCGTTGCCGTCTCAGCTGGAGGCGGCACTCCTATTCGCGCGCCGTGGCTGGCCGGTGTTCCCGTGCTCGCCGAAGAACAAGCGCCCTCTCCTGGCGCGGGACAAGGACGCCGCGGGCAAGCCGATCAATGGCACGGGCGGCGTCAGTAAGGCCACCGACGACCAAGAGCAGGTCCGTGCCTGGTGGCGCAAGTGGCCCGACGCCATGATCGGAGTCGCGGTCGGGCGCGCCGGCATGATCGTCATCGACTTCGATCCGCGCATCGATGAGCAGACCGGTGAGGAGTGGACGCTGGAACAGCTGAAGGCGGAGCTGGAGCAGATGATGGGCTGCACCCTGCCCGTTAGCCTGTCCGTCCGTACCCCCTCGGGCGGCGTCCATGTCTACTTCCGGATGCCGGAGGGCGATCCGATCGGCAATCGCGGCAACCTGCCCATGCACATCGATGTGCGCGGCCTCGGCGGCTATACCATCGTCCCTCCCAGTCACTGCGACGGCGACGCCAAGAACGCGACCGGCACCTACCGGTGGCTGCGAGGCGATGCAGAGGCGTCGATCGTCGACATGCCGGCGGAGCTTGTACAGATCCTGCGGGCCCCGGCCGCCAAGCCGGCGAACGATCAGGCATCCGGCGCATCGACGTACGTGCCCCGTGACGTGTTCCCCGTCGACGTCGACGCCCGGCACCGGCGTTATGCCCAGATCGCGCTCCAGGAGGAGATGGACGAGCTCGCCGCGACGCCGGTCGGCGGTGGTCGCTGGGGTGGGCGGAATGCCGGCATCTACCACGCCGCGCTGAAGATGGGCGGCCTGGTCCTCGCGGGCGCGATCGCCGAGGGCTTCGTTCGGGCAGGTCTCGAATCGGTGGTGCGTGGCATGCCGCAGAACAACGACCTCGCCGGCGCGCTGGCAGCGATCGACAACGGCTTCGCGAACGCCAAGCCCCGCGATCTCGGCGCCGTAGGCGCCGGCAGGACGCGCGACCGCGACAGCGGTCGGTCATCATCGCCGCCCTCGTCATCCGAGAGTCCGCCTCCGGAGGCTTACGCCGAGGATGTCGAGCGCTTCGCACCCGCACCCGACCAAGGGGAGGAGGAGGAGTCCTTCCAATCCGGAACCCAAAGCCCGGCGGCAGACGCTGTGGGGTTCGGGGGGCGCATTGCGCCGGCCAAGGACGAGGTGCTGGATCGCCAATGCGCGTTGTTCTCCACCACTGATCTCGGAAACGCAGAACGCTTCCGGGCGCGGCACGCGTGGCGCTTTCGGTTCTGCAACGAGCTGGGATGGTTCGTGTGGGACGGCCGGCGCTGGGAGCTCCTGTCGGAGGAGAAGGACAAGATCCCGGGCAAGGTAAGTCTCGCGGTCTTCGACACGGTGCGTTCGATCCGCCACGAAGCCGACCTCGTCCAGGCCAGCGGGCTGAAGGAGGATCTAGGCGAGGACGCGACCGACGAGCAGCGCAAGGCGACGCTCGACTTCATCGTGCGCTGGAAGGGCAGCGGCGACAGCAAGGTTCCGATCTACTATAGCGACACGCTGCGCGATCACGCCAAGTCGAGCGAGGGTTCGCAGCGCCTCGGGTGCATTGCCAACCTCGTGAAATCGTTTGCCGACGTCTCCATCCGCGCCGATGCGATGGATCGCGACCGCATGGCTATCAACCTGCTCAACGGCACGCTGCGACTGACGCAGGACGGCAAGCGCTGGGCGATGGTCGAGGGCGTCCTGAAGCAGATCACTATCGGCTCCCGTTGGGGGCTTCGGCTGTTCAAACATCGGCCGGAGGATCTGATCAGCAAGATCGCGCACGTCGCGTTCGATCCGGCGGCCACCTGCCCGGATTACGACGGCTTCCTTGCGGTCGTGCAGCCGGACGAGAAGATGCGGCGCTTCCTCCACCAATGGGGCGGCCTGAGCCTCACCGGGGACATCAGCGAGCAGAAGCTGGCGTTCTTCCATGGCAAGGGCCGCAACGGTAAGTCGACGCTCGTCGACGCGTGGAGCCACATCGCCGGCGACTATGGCGGATCGGTCGCGATCGAGACGTTCCTCGACCAGGGCCGCGGACGCAAGGGTGGCGAAGCGACGCCGGATCTGGCGCGCCTGCCTGGTATCCGCTTCCTGCGTACGTCGGAGCCGGAGAAGGGTGCGAAGCTCGCCGAAGCGCTGATCAAGCTGATCACGGGCGGCGAGCTCATCGACGCGCGCTTCCTGAACAAGGGGTTCTTCTCGTTCCTGCCGTCGTTCAAGGTCACGATCTCGGGCAATCACAAGCCGAAGATCACCGGCCACGATGACGGCATATGGCGGCGCGTGATGCTGGTGCCGTGGGACGTCCAAATCCCGAAGGAGGACGTCGACAAGGCTCTCCCGGAGAAGCTCAGGAAGGAAGCCGCCGGCATCTTCAACCGACTGCTGGAGGGCCTGCTGGACTGGCGGGAGCACGGCCTCGTCGAACCCGACAGCGTGCTCGCCGCGACTGCCAAGTACCGGGAGCAGAGCGATCAGCTAGGCCGGTTCCTGGATGAGTGCACCAGAGCCGTCTCCGGTGCCCGGTCTAAGTCCTCTACGCTCTTTCAGTTGTTCACCGCATGGTCCAAGGCAACAGGGTCCGCCGAGTGGCAGACTCAGGGCTTCTCGAAGGCCATGGAAGACCGCGGCTTCGAGAAGAAGACGTCGAACGGTATCCAGTGGCTCGACATCGAGATGACCAAGTCGCCCGACGACTACGCCGACACGGACGCCGCCAGCCGTTCGCGTCGTGATCACGACGATCCCGGACCCTATCCGGATGATGACGTGCCGTTGTGATCACCGTTTTGGAAGGACACGTCCTTCCGGGTGGAAGTACGTTTGGAAGGACAAAAATGACGGTTTTCTGCGGCTTTGGAAGGGGTGGAAGGGCTTTGCTAGGTTCCCCCGTCATATGTGTGTGTGCGCGCCTGTGCGCACACGAAAACACCCTAAATTATCCTTCCAGTCCTTCCATTCTGATCTGTTGATCAGATCAACATCACCAACAACGGCGGAAATCCGCCATTTTCAGCGAACATGAGGAACGGCGAAATGGAAGGACGGACGATCAAGACGCAATCTCCAGTGGAAGGAGCCATCCTTCCAACGGCTGTCCTCACTTTCTGCGAGGTCGAGGACCGGCTCGTAGAGGCGGTGCTGACGTGCTGGCGCTATCCGGATCGTGAACGCGGCTGGCAGCGCATCCGGTCGGCCTGGCCGGAGATCAGCCGCGAGGAGCAGCGTGGGGACTATGATGCGCGTGGTGGTGAAGGCAGCAGCTCCGACGTCGCCATCCGCCCTGCCTCGCTGACCCGCGTAGAGGTCGCCGAGATGGAAGAGGCGTTCGGCTGGCTCGACGCCATCTCGCCGGAGGATCGAAAGCTGGTGGCCCTCGCCATCGGCCAGCTGGCGCGGGGCAAGCGCGAGGTGTCGTGGATCGACATGCTCGATAGGATCGGCCTCGATCGCGGTGCGGACGGCCTGCGCATGCGCTACGGCCGCGCGCTCCACGCCATCTGCATTGCGGTAAATGGCGGAAATGCTGGCCGACACGTGTCAATGCCATAAAGTTGCACGCTCGATCATTTTCCCTGTTCGCCTACACGACAAAATCGGCCTATTTATTGACACACTGGGTTGGGCCTTCGGACGCGACACGGTGACTTCCTCTCCTCGACGGGCGGCGCGGCTTCGGTCTCGCCGCCCGTCGTCGTTTCCGGGACATGCACGTGGCGAAGCTGACCAGCCTGCGGCCACGCCTCGGCAGCCTGCGGCCTCGGCTCGCGAGCGCGCCCGTCGACCGCCAGTCATTCGATCGACAGCGCGATCAGCGCAGCTGGCGCAAGTGGTACAAGACGTCGCGGTGGCAGAAGCTGCGCATGTCGATCCTGCGTCGCGATCTGTTCACCTGCCAGTGGCCCGGCTGCGGCCGGATCGAGGCGAACACCTCGCAGCTGGTGGCCGATCATCGCAAGGCGCATCGCGGCGACGAGGCGCTGTTCTGGGATGAGGGCAACCTCTGGTGCCTGTGCAAGCCCTGTCATGACAGCCTGAAGCAGCGCGAGGAGCGTCGCCGGGACGCGTGACGGAGTGACCCGTTCTTTGATGGCTGAGGAGGCCGATATGACCACGACTGTCACCTTGAAGACCCACGACTGGCCGGTCGACGTCGAGACGATCGACAGCACCGAGCGGTCCTATTGCTCTGTTACCGAGACCGTGCCGCCCCACACGGAGCGGCAGTTCTACATCCACAGCACTCGCGATCTTCGGTTCACCGAGTTGCCGTTGGTGAGCAAGGGCAGCGAGGCGGCTGCCGTGGCCTGACCCCCCGGGGGGGGGTGAAAACTCCGGGAGGGGCGCGGCCCCTAGACCGCATGTCCTCTCACGCAGAGAATTTTTTATCCCATGGCTGAAATTCTGGATCACGATCTGTTCGGCGATCCCATTCAGCCGGGCAAAGATGGGCGTGGGCGTCCGGAGCATTCGTGGTCCCGCGAAAACTCAAACAAGGTGCTGATCGCTTTCGCATGCGGGCTGAGCGTCAAGGATGCGGCAACGGCAATCGGGGTCTCGGTGCCGACGCTTCGCAAGCATTATTCTTCCGAAGTGGGAAAACGGGGTGCAGCCCGCCTGCGCATGAAGTTGACCCAGCTCGGCCGGCTCAACAACGCCGCGACCGCCGGCAACGTCGCTGCCGAGAAGGAGCTGCTGAAGCGGCTCGACAAGGAGGCGATCGCCGATCTGTCGAAACGCGTCGCCGAGCGGGGCACCAACGGTAGCCCGGCACGCACGCCGAAGTTGGGAAAGAAGGCGGCAGCCAAGGCGGCCGCTGCTGAGGTGCGAGGTAAGTTCGCGCCTCCCCCCGTGCCTACCCGGCTGGTAAACTGATGGAGCGGACTTGGTCGACCGCCTGCCCCGACTGGCGGGACAGAATCGTCGCTGGGCAGTCGCTGGTGCCGATGGAGCCGCTCTTCCCCGACGAAGCTGAAGCAGCACTGGAGGTCTTCAAGTCGCTGCGCATCGTCGACGTGCCGGGAATGCCGACGTTCGGCGACGCGTGTGAACAGTTCGTCTTCGATTTTGTCGAGGCGATTTTCGGAGCGCAGGACCCTGAAACGGGCAGACGCCTGATCTGGGAGTTCATGCTCCTGATCAGCAAGAAGAATTCCAAGTCGACCATCGCGGCCGGCATCATGGTGACAGCGCTTATACGCAACTGGCGACACTCGGCGGAGCTGCTGGTGCTCGCCCCAACGATCGAGGTCGCGAACAACGTCTTTACGCCTGCCGCTGGCATGGTCCGCGCCGACCCTGAATTGCTGGAGATCTTGAAGCCGATCGACCACGAGCGGAAGATCAAGCACTTGCACAACGAGTCAGAGCTGAAGGTTGTCGCCGCTGACGCCGGCGTCGTCAGCGGGAAGAAGGCCGCGTTCGTCCTGGTCGATGAGCTCTGGCAGTTCGGCAAGCAGGCAAATGCCGCGGCGATGCTCATGGAGGCGACGGGCGGGCGGGTATCGAGGCCAGAAGGCTTCGTGGTGTATCTGTCGACTCATAGCGACGAGCCGCCTCGCGGCGTGTTCAAGGAAAAGCTCGACCAGTTCCGCGGCATCCGCGACGGCACGATCGCGAACAAGCGTAAACTCGGCGTGCTGTATGAGTGGCCGGAGAAGATGCTGGAGGAAGAGGCCTACCTCGATCCCGCCAACTTCTACGTCACCAATCCCAATATCGGCCGGTCAGTTGACGCGGAGTACATCGAAGAAAAGCTCGCGGAGGCGCAGCTCGGTGAGCCTGGTGCACTCCAGATCTTCCTTGCCAAGCATCTCAACGTCGAGATCGGCACTCGCCTGAGCCGTGATCGGTGGACCGGCGCCGAGTTCTGGGACGCGGCGGCTGAGCCGGGATTAAGCCTCGACGATCTCATCCGTCGTTCTGAGGTCATCGTTGGTGGGGTCGACGGTGGCGGCCTAGACGATCTGCTCGGCCTGTGTCTCATCGGCCGCGAGAAAGGATCGAAGCGCTGGCTCGTCTGGACCCATGCTTGGGCATGGTCGATCGTTTGGAAGCGGCGTTCCGACATCGCGACCAAGCTCGACGAGCTGATCGCCGAAGGTACGCTGACGCGGTGTGAGCTGCCCGACGACGACAACGAGCTCTCGGCGGACGATGAAGCCGAAGAAGACCTGACGGACGACATCCGCGGTGTTGTGGACGCGCTGGTGCAGGTCCGCGATGCTGGCCTTTTTCCGGATCGGGAGGCGATCGGCCTCGATCCGGTCGGTGTCACGACGTTGGTCGACGAACTAGCCAGCCGCGAGTTCGCCGACGAACAGCTGACCTCGATCGGACAGGGCTTCAAATTGAGTAGCGCAGTGAAGGGTGCCGCTAGGAAGCTGGCCGCCCGCACGATGCGTCACGGAGGGACGGCGCTGATGCAGTGGTGCGTCGGCAACGCCAAGATGGAGCCGCGCGGCGCAAGCGCGGTGGCGATCGTCAAATCATCGCCTGGGGCCAAAATCGACCCGCTGGCGGCAATGTTCAACGCGGTCATGCTGATGAGCCGTAATCCGGAAGCAATGGGAGGCGACGGCGTGGATGACTTCATTGCCGCGCTGAAGGCGGCCTGATGGCGACGTGGCTTTCAACCGCCTGGTCGTATGTCACCGGTGCGGCCTCGGCTTACGTGGCCGATGGTGAATCGGCGAAGCTGAGCGGCGCACCGGAAGACGAGCCGACCCGGATCCGGATTGAGATGGGGCGTGATCTCAGCAGCGGTCCCGTCAATCCGCAGACCACGATGGGATTATCGACTGCCTGGGCATGTGTCGGGCTGAAGTCCGAGCTGGTCGGCTCGATGGGCTGCGGCGTCTACAGCAAAAGCCCTTCGGGTGGCCGGGTGTCGCGTGATGACCACTGGCTCTACGATCTGCTGCATGAGTCGCCGAACGCTGATCAGACGCCGCTCGACTTCTGGGCGGGGCAGACCGCGTCGATCGACCTGTGGGGCAACAGCTACGCACTGATCGAGCGCATTGGTCAGCGGGTTACCTCGCTGTCACGCGTACATCCAGCGCAGATGGAGCCGTTCCGGAAAGACGGCGTCCGCATGTATCGTTATCGCGACCGCGGTCAAACGGCTGAGCTGCCGGCCGAGAAGGTTTTTCACGTCAAGGGCATGTCCTTTGGCGGCGATGTAGGCCTATCTGCGGTGGAATTCGGCCGGCGCACTATTGGTGCCGCGTTGGCAGCGAACCGCACGGCCAACGCCGCATTCGCCAGCGGTCTTCAAGTTTCCGGGTTCATGGAGACCGGGGCAAGCAAGCTGACCCGCGATCAGCGCAAGGATCTGGTCGATATCTTCGGCGAGTTCACGGGCGGCGACATGGCTGGCAAGGTCATGCCGCTGGAGAAGGACTTCAAGTTCGTCCCGCTGACGATGAAACCAGCCGACGCGCAGCTGCTGGAGAGCCGGCGCTGGGACGTCGAAGAGATGTGTCGGTGGTTCGGCATGTTGCCCGTACTGATCGGGCACGCCGCGCAGGGGCAGACCATGTGGGGCTCCGGCATCGAGCAGCTGCTGCTCGGCTGGCAGACGCTACGCCTCAACCCGCTGCTACGGCGCATCGAGCAGGAGGCGCGCAAGCAGTTGCTGCCGGTGATCGAGCGGAAGAAGGTGTATCCAGAGTTCAACCGGGAAGCCGCGCTAGCGGCGGACAGCACTGCTCGCGCCGCCCTGTACTCTGCGTTCGGGCAGAACGGCGTCATGGATCGCAACGAGATGCGCTCGCGTGAGAATCTGGAGCACCGCGCAGGCGGAGAGTTTCTGACCGTTCAGTCCAACCTTGTGCGTCTCGATCAGCTCGGAACGGCTGCAGCTGGGTCGTCGGAGCAGCAGCTGCGATCGGCACTGTTCGGGATGCTGGGCGTGGGAGGCGGCGATCTGGAATCTCTGATCGCCGCCAAGGTTAACTCGATGCTGGGCCATAACGGCGGCCCGCGGTTGGAGAACTGAGCATGGCGACGGGAGTGCCCTTCGCGGACGCTAACTTGGTGCTGACCGCGCCAACCCCGGAAGATGCCGCAGCGGGCACCGTCTACGATCTACACGTGCACCGCTATCGGGACCTCGACGGTAATCCGAACGTGATCAGCAAGTGGCAGCTTTCGCCTGAGGAGCTGGCTGAGGTCGTCGCCAATGGTGGCGCTCTCTGGTTCGGTTCGTGGGGCGAAACGCACCCGCCGATCTGGATCTCGGGCACCGATCCATTCATCCGCTCTGAGGACTGAGCCATGCAATTTGCCACCACCAGCAACTCGCTGTCCGGCGAGCAGAAGGGTCTCGCGCGGTCGGTTTTCGAGCGCAAGCACACCGGCGCGCTGAAGGTGCGTGACTTCGACCTTACGACCAAGTCCGTCGGCGATGACGGCAGCTTCGACGGCTATGGCTCAGTCTGGGGCGTGGTCGACAGCTACCAAGAGATCGTCGCACCGGGCGCTTTCACCGAAAGCCTCGGCGAGCTGAAGGCGAAGGGCCGCCCCGTGCCAGTGCTGTGGCAGCATCGTGCGGGCGAGCCAATCGGCGCATGGACCGACCTCGTCGAGGATGAGCATGGCCTTGCCGGCAAGGGCGAGCTGCTGATCGCGGACGTCGCGCAGGCACGCGAAGCGCACGCGCTGATGAAGCGCCGCATCGTGACCGGGCTGTCGATCGGGTACTGGGTCCGCGAGAGCAGCTATGACGAAAAGACCGGCATTCGGACCCTGACCAAGCTGGATCTCGTCGAGATCAGCCTCGTGACGTTTCCAGCGAACGACGATGCGCGAGTCGAGGCGGTGAAGTTCAAGCTCGCACACGGCGAACTGCCGACCGAGCGCGAGATGGAGAAGGCCCTGAGGGAGTTAGGGTTCTCCAAGACGCGGGCCGCGGGCGTGGTCGCCCATGGCCTGACCGAACTGCGGCGGAGGGAGTCCGATCGCGAACCAAGCAACGATGCAGGGCTGAAGGCCCTGTCGGACACCCTGGCGGGCTTCTCCCTGAAGTCCGCGTAAAGACGAGGTATTTCTATGACCAAGATGATTGCCGCCACGGCTATGCTCATGCCGCCGGCCGCGCACGTCCCGGAATTCGGCCGCAAGGATGGCGCCGGTGAAGGCGCGTCGCTCGACGCTCGCCTCGCCAACGCCCTGACCGAGGTAAAGGGTTTCGCCACCGAATTCAAAGCCAAGAGCGAGGCTGGCGAGAAGATCTCGACCGAGACCAAGGAGAAGGCCGACAAGGCGCTTGTCGAGCTGGCCAATATCCGGTCGGAATTCACGGAGCTGGCGCAGAAGTTCGATGCACGCCGTCCATCCGATGAACATGTCGGTCACAAGTCGATCGGGCAGCAGGTAGGCGAAAGCCCGGAGCTGAAGGAATTCGCAGACCGCGGCGGTGTCGGCACCGTCACCATGTCGGTGAAGGCGGTCACCAGCGCCACTGGATCGGGCGGCGCCCTGATCACCACCGACCGCCAGCCCGGCATCGTCGGCATCCCGCAGCGCAAGCTGCGCATTCGCGATCTGCTCACCCCCGGCCGCACGACCAGCAACTCGATCGAGTATGCCCGTCAGGTCGGTCGCACGAACAACGCGGCACCGGTCGCAGAAAGCGCGCAGAAGCCGGAGTCGAACTACTCCTGGGAAGTCGCCAATGCGCCGGTCCGCACGATCGCGCACTGGGTGCCGGCATCGCGTCAGGCGATGGACGACATCCCGCAGCTGGAAAGCCTGATCGATGGCGAGCTGCGCTATGGCCTCGACGACGTCGAGGACACCCAGCTGCTGCTCGGTGATGGCACCGGCCAGAACATCGCTGGCCTGTACCCGCAGGCGACGCCGTACTCTGCCCCGCTGACGATCAGCGGCGCAACGCGTATCGATCAGCTGCGCCTCGCGATCCTGCAGGTCGAACTCGCCGACTACGATCCTGACGGCATCGTGCTGCACCCGTCGGCATGGACTGGCATTGAGCTGACCAAGGATGCGGCCGGCGGATACATCTTCGCCAATCCGCAGGGCATCGCAGGCCCGGTCCTGTGGGGTCGCCCGGTCGTGCCGACCAAGGGCATCGGCACCGCAAACTTCCTGGTCGGCGCGTTCAAGCTCGCCGCCCAGATCTTCGATCGCATGGAGACCGAGGTCCGCATCTCCGATCAGGACCGCGACAACTTCATCAAGAACATGCTGACCGTTCGTGCGGAGAAGCGCTTGGCGCTCGCCGTCCGCCGCGCGGCAGCGATGGTTCGCGGCACCCTGCTGTGAGCTGATGCGGGAGGCGGTGCGCTCCGCCTCCCGCCTTTGGGAGACCCAGAATGAAAGACGCTTACGTCCTGGTGGCACACGCCGGGGATCGCGGTCGGCTGGATGAAGGCGATGTCGTCCTCGACCTGTCGAACAACCGCTTCGAGGATCTGGAGAAGCTCGGCCTCGTGCGCGAGGCCACCGGTGACGAGGTAAAGAACTGGCAGCCCCGGTTCGTTGCCGAAGCCAAACAGAAGCCGCAGGCGACGACGATCGTCATCGATGTCGACGACTTGAGTGCGCTGCGAGCTCGGCTCGACGAGCAGGGCGAAGCCATCATCATCGCTATCGGCGAACGGGACGACGCACGGCAGCAGCTCGATCAGGTGATCGGCGAACTGGCCGCCAGCAAGACCACGATCGAGGAACACGTTGCCATGGTCGCCAGCCTTACCGAGGAGCGCGATGAGGCGCGAGCTGCGCTGAGCGCAGCGACAGCGCAGGTGGGCGGTGAGAAGGTCGCCGAGTCGCCGGAGAACAAGCATGCTCCGGCACCTGAGAACAAGCAGGCGACGTCGCCCAAGACCAAGGCCTGATCTATGCGTGTCGTCGTCGTTGAGGCTCCCGCTCCCGTCGTCACGTGGCAGGATGCGAATGAGCAGCTGAAGCTCGACGGGGACGACACGCAACGGCTGTACGTCGAAGGCCTGATCGCGGCAGCGACGGGGCTGCTCGATGGGCCTGATGGTTGGCTTGGCCGAGCTTTGGGGCTCCAGACACTGGAGCTATATCGCCCCGCACCGATCTTTTCGTCGAGGGTGTCGCTTCCCTATCCGCCGATCATCGAGCTTCTGACAGTGGAATTCCCGTATGGCGACGCTTGGACGCCGATCGATACATCCGCCTATATCATCCGGGGTTCCACCGTCGAGTTCAGGGCCGGTGCGACCTCATGGGATCCCGCGAACCCGGAAGGCATTCGCCTACGCTTCAAGGCCGGATACGAGATTTTGCCTGCGCCTATTCGTGCAGCCATCCTCATGATGACCTCCGAGCTATATCGCAATCGTGGAGGCGGAACCGCGGACTTCAGCGCCGCTAGTATGCTGCTTGAGACCTATAGGGTTTACCGCTGATGCCGGGGATAGATGAAGGCGCCTTAGATCGTCGCATCCAGATCGAGCGCGATGGTCCGGCGACGCATGACGGCCTCCAGAACGTCCCCGGAGTGCCGTTCGTCCTCGCTACTGTCTGGGCCCAGTACAAGCCGGCACGCGGTGTCGAGCGGTTCGAACTCGCCACGCGCGAGGCCGAAACCCCGGTCGCCTTCATCATCCGCTGGTCGCGCACCGTCGCGGATGTCGGTCCTGCCGATCGCGTTCGCTACCGCGAGCAGCTGTTCGACATCATCGCAGCACCTCGCGAGATCGGTCGTCGCGACGGACTGGAGCTGACCTGCCGCGCGGTGAGTGCCGGCTGATGGCCGCCGGGTCGTTCAAGTCGAGCGGATTTCGCGAGCTCGACCGCAAGTTCGCCCAGCTAGAGCGTGCCGCCACGCCGCAGGCGAAGCAGCGCGCATTGATGAAGGGAGCGACCATCATCGCCGACGAGGAGCGCCGCCTGGTTCATTCGCGCAGCGGCGAGCTCGCCGGCAGCATCGTCGTGACGGCCGAGGCAGAAGGCCTGCCGAAGAACAGCGACACGGTCTATTTCGGACCGTCGCTCCCCGACGGCTGGTACGGCGGGCTGGTCGAGGACGGAACATCGCGTTCCGGGCCACACCCGTTCGCCCGTCCCGCGGTCGATACCAAGGCCGACGAAGCCGCCGACGTGGTCGTCCAAGGTTTGATGTCGAGCGTGAAGAAGGCGTTGCGATGAGTTTCGAAGCCGCACTCGCCAAGCGCCTGCTCGACGACAACGCTGCAAAGGCAAGGGCCGGCACGCGGGTCGACTGGATGCGCAGGCCGGGCCGCGAACTGGACGCCTACACGCTCCAGATAATCAGCGACGTCCGGCCGCAGCACTACAAAGGGTTCCAGGGTGTTCGCACCACGCGTGTGCAGCTCGATTGCTGGTCGGCCACGTTCGCCGGCGCGATCGCGCTGCGCGACATCGCCATCGCCGTGCTGACGCCAGCTGCACAGGTCGACGACGTTCGCTTCGATCGCGCGGCGGTGCCGTCGGTGCGTCCCGGCTTCGACGGCGACAGCACCGCCTCCGAGGAGCAGCCACGCGGCGAACTCTATCGCGAGATCATCGACTTCATCTTCCTCCACAACGGTTAGCAACAAGGAGCCTGCCATGGACGCAAACGGCAACAGCGAGGCGCAGTCGGGCTACGGCACCGGCTTCTTCCTCACCCCTCCAGGGGGGCCGCAGATCGAGATCGACGAGGTCACCAAGGTGCCATTCGCCGAAGAGATGGCGGAGACGTTCGAGAAGACGCACTTCAAGTCGCCTGGCGGGCGCAAGGAATACGGTCGCGGCCTGATCGAGCCGGGCGAGGACACGATCGAGATCAACTACATCCCCGGCAGCCCGACCGACCTTGCATTCCGGGCGGCGCACGAATCGGGCAAGCCGCAAGGCTATGCCACCTATCTGCCGGCGCCGGCGGGCAAGTGGTGGAAGGTCAGCGGCTTCCTGATCGTGCGTTCGCGCGGCCGTGCGATCCCGATCAACGATCGCATGGTGCAGACCATCAACGTCCAGTTCACCGGCGCGGCTGGCGAAGAGGGCGCCGACGCGCAGCCGGTCATCCCGGCCGCTGGCGGAGGCGCCTGATGCTCGGCGAACAGGTTTTCGACGCGATCGGCCAGCGCTGGACGCTGTTCCTCGGCAACGCCGCGCAGTGCGCGGTCGAGGAGCAATACGACAAGGGCTTCTTCGCCGTCGTCGCTGACGCGGTGCCCGACGTCGATCCGGAAACCGCGTTCGCCATCGCCACTGCCATGTCGACAGGGACCGCCGAAGGGCTGTCCCTGTCGGCGCTGGAGAAGATAAACTCGGCAATGCGCCGGGTGCGTCTTTCCGTCCTCCGCGATCTAGCCTGGCACGGTCTCCAGAAGCATCATCCGCAGGTGACGCTCGCCCAGATCAGCGACATCACAGACCACCTCGGCCAGGAGGCGTTCGGCGAGCTGATCGGCACCGCCATCCGTTCGGCACAGGGCAAGGGGGATGGCGCGGACGCCGCCCCGGGAAAGCTCGCGACCCGCGCGAGCGGACGGACTGGGAAGACCTCCTCCGCGAATGGACGCGGTTCGGCTTCGACGCCTCAACGTTCTGGAGCCAAAGCCCCGCGTCGTACGGGGCCGCGCTCCGCGGACGGTTGAGGGCAAGAGCCGACGCCTACGAACAGACGCTGTTCAGTGCTTGGAAGGGTGAGTTCTTCGCTCGCGAGGAGCGGCTGAAGGGCTTCAAACACTACCTGACCGTCCTCACGGCTCCGGCCGAAAAGGCGTCAGCACGTCAGACGCCAGCCGAGATGCTCGCGGCCTATGCGTCTCGCGCTTCCTCCGGCGCCCCGATCAAGATCGAGCTCGTCGACTTTCCCGGCTGATCCCGTCCGGGATCCGCATCGCTCATCAGGAGACCAAGGTTGCAAGCACTGCTGGCATCGCTCGTCGTCTCGATGGGCGTGAAGGACAACGCGTACAAGACGGGCATGGCGGCCGCGCGCGCCGAAGCGAAGAAGACGCAGCAGGACTTCGACAAGAGCACTGACGGCATGGCGAGTGCCGTCGAGCGCACCGCCAAGCGGGTCAACCAAGCCGCGATCCAGATCGCCGACGCCGTCGCCGCGGCGGGTGCCAAGGTCCGCACGACGGGGCTCGCCCTCACGGCCGGTCTGACGCTCGGTCTCGGCGGACTCGGCAAGGTTTCGAAGGACGCCGCGGCCAATTTCCAGGCGTCGATGAACCGCGTGCGCGCGGCGCTGACCGATATCACGCCCGAGCAGCTGTCGAAGCTGTCCGTGGCGGCACAGGAGCTCGGCCCTGCCGCCGGCAAGAGCGCCGTCGAGGCCGCCGATGCGATCGAGGGGCTGGCGCGCAACGGCCTGTCGGCCTCCCAGATCCTCGGCGGTGCCCTGAAGGCGTCGTTGAACCTGTCGGTAGTCGGCTATGCCAATCTCGGCGATGCGGCCGATCTCACGACCGACATCATGCAGCAGTTTAGCAAGCAGGCGAGCGATCTCGACGGGGTCGTCGACAAGCTGACCGGCGGCATGAACGTGTCAAAATTTGCCTTCGACGACTATCGCTTGGCGATGGGTCAGACGGGCGGCGTCGCCGGTGGCCTCGGCTTCACCTTCGAGGACACCAACGTCGCGCTTGCGGCCACCGCTTCGCTGTTCGCCAGCGGCTCTGACGCGGGCACGTCGTTCAAGACGTTCCTGACATCGCTCAATCCGAAGTCGAAGGAAGCTGCTGCCCTGATGGAGCAGCTCGGCATCAGCTTCTTCGATGCAACTGGCAATGCCAAGCCGCTGAGTGAGATTGCGGACGTTCTCCGCGACAAGCTGTCGAACCTGTCCGACCGGTCCAAAAACAAGGCTCTGGAGACGCTGTTCGGCACCGATGCCATGCGGACGGCCATCGGTCTGATGAACCAAGGCTCCGACGGACTGGAGCGCATCCGCAAGCAGATCGATGCCGTCCGCGCCGATCAGCAGCTGGCGATCGTGCAGGAGGGCGAGATCGCGGCAACGCAGCGCCTTGCGACAGCGTGGGAGCGCGTGAAGATCGCGGTCGGCAACGCCGGTTTGGTGCAGGCCTTCACCGCCGTGAAGAACTCCGGTGCGGCGATGCTCAACGCGATCGGTGCTGCACCGCCCTGGTTCCTGAAGCTCGGCGTCGCGATCGGCGCCGTCGCGGCTGCGACCGGTCCGATGATCATCGTGGGGCTGACGCTTGCCAAGGTAATGCTGCCACTGCTGCTGCTGCGGCTGGGTCCGGTAGCGCTCGGCTTCGCCGCGTTGATCAACCCGATGGGCGTCATCATTCGCCTGCTTGGCCAACTGGCGCTTCAGGCGGGTGCCTCGACCCTGCTTGGCCTCCTCGGGACGCGCATGCTGGCGCTGGCCGGCCCAGTCGGGCTCGCTATCTCGCTGCTGACCCTGTTCGTGCCGCTGCTCATGAAGACCGGTCAGGCGTCGGAGGCAGCAACGAGCGCCGGGCAGCAGCTGAGCGAGGCGAACGGTGCGGCGGCCGAGACGGTGGCCAACCTCGCGACCGCCACGGACAAGGCTCGCGATGCGGTGCTGAAGAAGGCGAAGGCCGACAAGATCGCCGCGGCGCAGGCGCTGGTGACCGCTCGCAACAATCTGGTCGCCGCACGCGCCGAACTCGCCCGCGCCAACGCGAGCGCGCCGACGATGAAGACGAGGGGGCAGCAGGTCCTTGGTGCTCTGGCTGTGGCCGGCTTCGATCCGACCGGCATGCTGCCGCGCACCGGCAGCGTCGTTCAGGCTCGCACGGAAGTCGCTCAGCGGACGAAGAACGCGACGACCGCGGAGGCGACGTTCAACACCCTCGATGCGGCGATCAAGACGGCCGAGGGCAAGTCCGGCGGTGCCAAGATCGACCTCGACTTCGGCGATGAAGGCTCTGGCAGGAAGAAGGGCGGCGCCGGGAAGTCGGCTGCCGATCTTGCCCGTGAGGCTGCACGCAATGATGCCCAGTATCAGGATGATCTCGGCCGCCTGCGCGTCGAGCGGCTCCGCGCCGAGGCCGACCTCTCCGACAATGCAAGGGCCCGCAGCCGGGCCGAGCTGGCGTCGATCGACGAGGAACGCGCCTCCTACGCCCGCCAGCTGGCGAACGACGAGGGGCTGGGCGCCACGAAGCGTGCAACGCTGCTTGCAGCCAAGGACGCGCAGCTGGAGATCGAGCGGATGGTCGCGCAGCGCGATCTGACGGATGCGCTCACTCGCGAAGAGTACGACCTCGCCAAGGCGCGCAACGATACCGCGCAGGACGAGGTGCGCGCCCGCCTCGACATGGTCGACAGCCTGGCGGACCGGCGCGCCGGCGAGCTCCGCCTCCTGGAGCTGCAACGTCAGCAAGAGGAAGCGGATCTCGATCTGATCCTCGCCACCAAAGCGACGTCCTCGGCCGAATGGCAGAACGCCTTGGACCGAAAGCAGTCGCTGGACACCGTCTATGCGCGTCGGACGGCGGGCGTCATGCGCGGCAACGAGACGTCGGGGGAGGCCTTCAACCGCGAGCTCAACCGCTCCGGCGCCGCGATCGGCGAGTCGATCGAGAACGCTGGAGTGGATGCGCTGCGGGGTCTCAACAGCGAACTCTCCGATGCGATCCTCAGCGCCAAGAGCCTCGGGGACGTGTTCGCCAACACCGGCCGGCGCATCGTCGCATCCCTGCTGGACATCGGCATACAGCAGATGCTGATCAAGCCGCTCGCCAAGAGCCTGTTTGGTGACGGAGGCGGTGGTGGCTTCATGGGCGCGATCGGCAGCTTCTTCGGCAGCAAGTTCGGCGGATCGCGGAAGAGCGGCGGGGGGATCTCCGCCGGCAGCTGGTACAACGTCGGGGAGGATGGGCCGGAGCGCTTCTATCCCGGCATCAGCGGCACGATCGTACCCAACGACGGTCGCGGCGCCGGTCCGGCCGCAGGCGGTATCGCCCGCATCGAGCCATCGCCCTACTTCAACGCGGTCGTCGACGGTCGGGTCGTTCGTGGTGCCTTGCCGATCGCCCAGGCGAGCACGGCCACCGGCATGCAGCAGGCCGGACGCTCCAACGCCTGGCGTGCGCGGCAGACGGTGTCCTGATGGCCATCATCGATCTGCCGGCGTGGGCGGTGCCGAACGCCGCTTCGCCGTCGTTCCTCGACTTCGGCAGCGTGCTTCGGCCATCCACGGGTGCCGAGCTGCTCCGCGTCGATCGGCTGGGCTCGCGCTACAAGGTCCGACTGAGCTTCCCGCCGTTCGACGATCTGGCGCAAGGCCGCATCATCGTCTCGCGCCTGATCCGGGCCAAGCGGATGGGGATCCGCACCGAATATCCCCTGATGTGTCCGCAGCCTCTTCAGGACGCCGTCGTCGACGGTGCCGGCCAAGCAGGCACGACGCTCAGGATACGCGGCATCGCTGCGGGGATGGTCGTGCGCGAAGGCTTCTGGCTCAGCATCGTCCGGTCGACTGGACAGCACTTCCTGCACAACGTCGCTGGCGAGGTGGTGATCGACGCAGGCGGGCGCGCGGCGTTGCCGCTTTCGGAGATGCTCCGCCGACCGTTCGGCGATGGCGACAGGGTCAAATTGGTGCAGCCGATGATCGAGGGGCTGGTCGACGGCGACGAGCAGGCGTGGAGCCTGTCGGTCGAGCATCACGTGGGTATCGAGTTCACAGTGGAGGAGGCTGCCTGATGGAACGCATCCTGCTCGCCGGTCTCATGAAGGCCGAACTGCCGGGTCATACGATCCTGCTCTGCGACGGCGGCTTCGTGCCCTGGAACGGCGAAATCTTCCTCAGCGCCGACGACATCTTCGGAACGATCGACAGCTTCGAGCCGCCCGAGGAGGGCGTCGGCGACGTCATCCCGTCGGGCACGCTGACGATGCTGCCGAGGGGCTCGGCCGCAGCGATCGCGCTCTCGCGTCCGGAATATCAGGGCTCGCGCGTCCGCTTCTGGGTCGCGGAGATCGTCGAATCGACCGGCCAGGTGCTGGGCGATCCGGATCTACAGGCCGACTGGCAGCTCGACCGCACCACGCTCCGCTCCAGCAAGGGGTCGCGGAAGCTGGAGATCGACATGGTGAGCCGCGCGCAGCGTCTGCTCGCCAAGGTCGAGGGCGTGGTGCTGTCGAGTGCGTCGCATTCCGCCATCTTCCCCGGCGAGCGCGGCTTCGACAATGCCACGGGCTTGGGTGTCAACTTCGCCTGGGGCGTGGCGTCACCGCCCCGCGGTGTCGTGGCGAGCAACACCTATGGTTGACCTCGTCGCCCGCGTCGCTGCGACCGAGAAGGTCGTGGCCCGCTTCCGCAACAAGCCTTTCGCCTGGGATCAGCGGAGGACGTGCATCCATCTGGCGCGTGCGCAGGGACGTGCACTCGGCCATCGCCTACCGCCGGTTCCGGACTTCCGGTCGCCACGCGGTGCGAAGACGGCATTGCGTGCGCAGGGCTGCGACACGCTGGAGCAGCTGCTCGACCGGCTGTTCCCGCGTATCGCGCCGCTGGCGACCTGGGTAGGCGATCTCGTCCTGATGACGGGTGCCGATGGCGACTTCGACGGCATCGGCATCGTCGCCGGAGGCAAGATCCTCGGCTATCATGAGGATCATCTGGTCGACGGGCTGGTGAACCTCGTGCCGACCGGTCTCGACCCGTTCATCGGAGCATGGCGGCTGTGAGCGGCGTTGCGCGCAAGGTGGCGCTGGTGGCAGGCGTGGTGGCGCTGGCGGCGACTGGCATCGGCGCGGGCCTCGCCGTGGCCGGGTTCGGCGCCGGGCTTGGCATCGCCGGCGTCGGCAGCTTCGCGGCGATCGCCAGCACGGCCGCGACCATCAGTGGCATCGCGAGCTTCGCGTCAGGTGCGCTCGCCAAAGCCCCACCTGCCCGCGGATCTCTAACGTCTACCTCGATCGGCACCGATCAGCCGATCCCATATCTGATCGGCGAGACCTACTACGGCGGCAGTCGCGAGCATCAGACGGGCTATGGCCCGACGATCGACAAGGTGCCCAATCCCTATGCGCTGATCGTCGACGTCTATTCCGGTGCAGGTCCGGTGCAGGGGCTGGTGGACTGTCAGGCCGATTTCGTCAGCCTCGGCATTCCCGCAGGCGGTGGAGCGGCGACGGGCTATGCGGGCGGCTTCCTCTGGGCGAGCGTCCAGCGTGGCATGACGCCCGAAGCGGCTGCGCTGGCGCCGCGCTGGGCGGGAGCGCCCGGCTGGGGGGCGAGTTACCGCCTCTCCGGCTATGCGGCCATCGCGTGGTCGCTGCTGTTCGACAAGAAGGGGAAGGTGTTCGCCTCCGGCGTCCCCCAACTCGGCGCGATCTGGCGTGGCCAGCTAAGTTACGACCCGCGACAGGATTCTACGGTGGCTGGTGGACAGGGCGCGCATCGCTGGGCGGCGCCGTCCGACATGGCTGCGCACGGCGCGGCACGCGCGACATGGACGTATAGCGAGTGCCCAGGCCTTCAGGCGCTCCGCTACGCGTTGGGCGCCTGGCACCGCGATCCGAAGGTCGCCGGATCGACCTATCAGAAGGTGGCGGGCATCGGTCTGCCGATCGACACCATTATCGTCGAGGACTTCGTCCACCTGGCGAACGTCTGCGATGCGAACGGGTGGAAGGTGGGTGGCCTCGTGTTCGAACCTGCGACCGGCGCTGCGTCGTCGCGGTGGCAGAACCTGAAGGACATGCTGGCCGCTGGGGGAGCCGAGCCTGCGTTCCGCGACGGCAAGCTCGGCCTGAAGATTAGCGCGCCGCGTGTCGCGCTCGACACGATCACGGCCGCAGACCTCGCCGACGACGAAATCGTCGTCTGCAACGGTGTCGGCTGGGAGGAGCGGCTCAACACGCTGATCCCGAAATACCGGTCGCGCGATCACAAGTGGGAGTACGTGGCAAGTACCCTGCCGGTGAGCGTCGCTGCGCAGGTCGTGATCGACGGCGAGGTGAAGCGGGCGGAGCGCCAGTACAATCTCGTCCAGTGGAAGGACCAGGCGGCGCAGCTGTGTGCCTACGAGCTGTTCGACCGGCGGGAGATCGGCGAGATCGAACTCGTCGTGAAGCCGCGACTACGGAAATACGGGCCGGGTGATCTGATCGTCGTCGATCTTCCCGATGAAGGATTGCCGCTCACACCGTGCATCATCCTCAAACGCATGCCGATGCCAGACCGCATGGCCTGGAAGTTCGTTCTGCGCAGCGAGACGCCGGAGAAGCATGCGTTCGCTCTCGGTCAGACGGCGATTGCACCTCCGATCCCCGCCCTCCGCGACACCGCCGCGCTGGACGGGGTCGCGGCTCCGGTGGATACGGCGCGGGCCGCCCACACGATCATCAGCTCGACGGCCTCCAACGGCCTGCCGGTGACCAGCACTGCCACGACGATCTCCGTCGTCGAGTTCTCGGCGAACATCGACACGACGGAGCGGCTCACGTTCCCGGCGACGACGTTCGAAGGCCTGACGCCAGCCACCGCCTATACGATCCTGTGGAGCCTGTCGGCGCAGGCGTACAGCATCGAGCCGCGCGGCGGCCCCGGCACGCTGTCGGCCGACAACGTCATCGTCCGCTACTACACCACGGCCAACAGCGACGGGACCTATCCGCCCGTTCCGACGACGCCGGGCGGCGACGGTGGCGGCGGCTATGACGGCGGCTACCAGCAGCCGACGGTGTCGGAGGCATGACGATGGATCCTCTGCTGAACACGAACCAGCGCATCTACCTTCAGGTAAAGCGGGGAGACGCCGGGCGTGTGAAGGTCACGTTCTCGCGGCTTCAGCCGCAGAGCGGTGCCATGGTCGCCCTGTTGTCGCGTGGCTCGATCGCCACCGATGGCATGACGATCGACCTCGTCAGCGACCCCGCCGCGGATACGACGTTGCGGGGCCTGTCGGCCTACCAGCTGGCGCGGCAGGAGGGCTACGGCGGCACGCTGACGGCGTGGCTGGCGTCGCTCGTCGGGGCGGCAGGCGCGGACGCTTACGCGATTGCGCGCGAGCTCGGCTACGGTGGCACGAAGACGCAGTGGATCGCCAGCCTGAAGGGCGCTCCGGCCAGCGCCTATCTGGGCAGTGTGACGGTCGCCCAGACCGCAACGGCGATTCTCGCCGCGGGCGTCCGCCGAGTTCCGGTCACGGTCCCCACCGGCCTTGGCGTCGCGGCCGGCGACGCGCTAACCTTCTGCCCGACTGCCGTCGCTGCCGGATACGCCGTGCACGACGTCGTCGCGGTGTCAGCCACGTCGCTCAACTTCGGGGTCTCTGGCCCCTTGCTCGCCATCGGCGCGGCCATGCCGCCCATCGCCGGCAAGCTGTTCCGCCTCAACGCCTGATCTTCGGAGACATCCATGGGAATTGCTGCGCGTCTGTCCATCGGGGCGGACCGATATACGGCGTGCGTGCGCACGATCCGGCTGGTCGGTATCGACGCGACCAACGCGAATCCGCGCATGCAGGTGCGCCTGATCGAGGACACGCCGGGACTCGCGCTGGTCGATCTTCAGCAGCAGCAGGTGAAGACCGCCGAGGGCCTCTTCATCGAGAGCGTCGTGATCGAGAACGGCGTTCCGGTCACGACCTTGCTGGTCCGGATCAACAAGACTACGATGAAAGGGCTGCCCTACGCGGGTGAGCTCGGCTCCGCTACGACGCTGGCCTATGACCTGATCGGCACCTTTGGTGGCGACGAGCGGCGCCTGATCTATGGCAATCTGGTCATCCTGCCCGGCGTCACAGGCGCGGAAGGTGCCCCAACCGATCGTCCTGCGGGCTATGGCAACGCCAGCGCCGACGCCGCGACGTGGAGCGCCGCGGAACTCGTGTTCGCCAGTGACATCGTCCAGGTGTCGATCGACGGCTTCAGCTTCATCGGTCCGCTGATCGATCGCGCTACGGCCGCGGCAGCAGCGGTCGACGCCTATCGCGCCGGCGGCACCTATGTCCTCGGCGACGTGGCGGGAACCCCGAACGTCATCACGGCGAGCGCGGCTGTGCTGCCGGGGCTGGTCCCCGGCCTGAAGATCCTGTTCCGCGCCGTCGCCGACAACACCGGAGGTGTGACGCTCAACGTCAACGGCCTCGGCCCGATCCCGGTCGCGCAGGCCGATGGCGGCAGCGCGCTGAAGGCGCGGGACTTCCGCGCGGGGTATCCGTACCTCGTGATGTACAGCGCCGCGGGCGGAAACTGGCAGGTGGTCAGCTACGGTCATCTGCGCGACGATCTCCGCCAGGCGTTCCCGGACTATGCCGAGGTCTCCGGCACGGCGAATGCAATCGTGCTGACCGCGCCGCTCGGGCAGCAACCTGTCCGGGGCTTTTCCATACCCTTCACCACAGGACCAGCTGCGAACACCGGACCGGTGACGATTGCGCTCAATGGCGGCGGAGCGCGGCCCCTGCTGAAGGGCGGCAATGATCAGCTCGAAGCGGGTGATCTCCCGCCGTTTACCAAGACCCGGATCGCCTGGGACGGGTTCGGTGGGGCGATATGGTCGCTGGAATCGGTCGGTCTGCCCGCCCGCGTCGATCCTGCCGGCGTCACGCCGACCAGCATTGCGACCTTCCGCGCCGTCGAGGCAATGCGCGATGCGAACCCGCATGGTGTTTCGACGTACGTTCGCGGTCTTCGAACGACGACGGCGACCGTGCTGCCGGTGGTCGGTCTCGGCACCTCGGTCGGTCGTGGCGCAGATCTGACGCCGCTGAACTATCCGGATCGCGAGGTCTTCAACTTCGACCACTCACCGATGCGCTACCTGGTCGACGGCATCACCGGGGTGCTGGGCCACGGCGTCTACTCGGTCCCGTTCGACAATCGGTCGGTCAACGCCTCGTTCGATGACAGCTTCGGTGCGCAGCTGGCGGCGTCGGGCTTCGCGCCGAAGTTGCTCGTGCCCATCATCGCCGGGATGAACACCGGCTCGATGTACGGCGTGCATGGCATCGGTGCCGATGTCGCGATTGCCTCGCTGCGCCAGACGCTGCGCACGATCAGGGCGCAGGGCGGCATAGCATTCCTCGGCAACACGATCTGCCCTTGGCCTGAGAAGATCGTGCCAGCCGATCAGGCGGCCGCGCTGGGCATGGGCATCAACTGGCCGGCAGATCAGCGCACGCTCGCCTTCTTCGGCGTCTGGTCGTTCGACAAGGCAGCGAACACGCTCAGCTGCGCGCCCGATGGCAACGCGCCAGAGGGCATCTTCGCCAGCGGCAAGTTCGGCGGCACGAAGATCAAGCCCGGCTCGCTGCTCTACGTCCATGCCGATGGCGCTCCCGGTGCCAATGCCGGCCTGATCCTGACAGTTGCCGAGGTCGTGAACGCCACGACGGCCCGCATCGCCGCGGGCCAGATTGCCCAGACGCTCGCGACCACGACCGCGCTGATCCGTCATACCCAGCCCCCGCTGGAAGAGATCATGACGGTGCCACCGTCTAAGCAGCGCCAGACCAAGGACTGGACCGGCCATGGCATTCCCGTCGAAGGCCTCGCCAGCTTCTCGCTGTACAACAACATGCTCGACGTCCTCGCCCGCGAAGAGGACGTGCCGCTGCTCGACTTCGCTTATCGCGGCTTCCGCTTCGTCGAGCTGTACGGTTGGCGCGCGGTCTACGAGATGACCTACGAGGGCGTGACGCAGTCGAACGTCAATCATCCCGTCTACCCGGCGCAGAAGGTCATCTACGGTCAGCCGCTGGCCGCGATCGGCGCGGACTTCGCGCGCGGGACGATGCGGCCGGGCTATCACGTGATCCGCGGGCCGGAGATCGGCTGAGTGGCAGCCGACCGGCCGGGGTAAGGCTGGTCGGCTGGAGCGATCAGATCAATACGGCGTGCACCGTCGGCTCGTCGGCGTGCTCATCATGAGCGCGGCTGGTGATCTTGTAGACCTTGCCATCGTTCTCGAAGGTCAGGTTGATCTGCGGCTCGCCGTCGAACTCGTGGCTCACCGTCTCGTCACTGCCTTCTACGATCACGCGATAGTTGGTCATCATGGCTTGGTCTCCTCTGGACCCGCCTAACGCATGTCGAGCCGGCGAAGTGCCGGACCCTTCGGAGACGATCATGAACAAAGACAGCTTCGCGGCCGACAGGGCCGCGGGAGAGACGGCTGACGCGTGACCGCGCCATCCAGCTCCCCGCCCTGGTGGGCACCGTTCGTGCCGGTGATCTCGCTGATCATCGTCATCGCTGGCGTGATCCAGATGAGCGGTGGCTACATCGCCACGCTGAAGGATCACACCAAGCGCATCGAGCAGCTGGAGACGGACGCCCGGACCGACGCAAAGGCGCGGACCGAGATGCTTCAGCAGATGGATCTCCGCCTCGCGCGCATCGAGGTGAAGCTGGAGATGATGGCGGACCCGAGGAGCAAGGCGCCATGATCGACGGGGGGCTGATCGTGATGCTCATCGGCGCTCTGGTGCTGGCGATCGCCCCGGCCGAGCGCCTGCTCGCCAACCGCCGGTGGGTCCGCACCGAGTTCATCGAACCGGCGTTGCGCCGGGCCTTCCCGCCGCCTCCTCCGAAGCAGGATCTGGAGCGGCTCGCGATCAGCGCCGAGGCATCGGTCGAGAGCGCGAAGCTCCGCCGCGACCAGGCGCGCCACTTCTTCCGATCCCGCCGGGATCGCTGACACCGCAGGCGGCCGGCAGCCGCCACCACAGGAGACATCATGAAGGTGATTGACGGTTGGCGCCAGGCATGGCGCCTCTGGTCCGTGCGGCTGTCCGCGCTCGGGGCCATCATCATGGGCTGGGCAGCGCTGACCCCCGACGCGCTGTTGCAGGCGTGGAACGCGCTGCCGGCCGAAGTGCAGGCGATGGTGCCGGAGAGCGTCGGCAAGGCGATCCCGTTCCTCCTGTTCGTCGGGACGATCGTCGCGCGCCTGATCCCGCAGCCGAAGGCCGCGGCGAAGATCGAGGAGGCGGCCAATGGCAGCGCCTGATCGCAAGACGCAGACGACGGCCGTGAAGCCCGGCAAGAAGACGTTGGCTGGCGTCGTCGGATCGGTAGTCGCCGCGGCCGCGCTGTTCGTCCTCGTGCCGAAGGAGGAAAGCGGCCGGCGGGTTAAGGCGACGGTCAATGCCGACCAGACCGTCACCGTCACTCACGTCGCCGGCAAGCAGTACCTCGATGCCTATCTCGACATCGTGAGGGTGCCGACCGCCTGCGACGGCATCACCAAGGGCGTGAAGATGGGGATGCGGTTCACGCCCGCGCAGTGCAACGACATGCTGGAGGAGGAGCTCATCGCGCATGCGGAGCCGATCATCAGCTGCGTCCCGGCGTTGAAGGGGCGCAGCAGCCAGGTCATCGCCGCGGTCTCGCTCTCCTACAACATCGGCACCACCGGCTTCTGCAAGTCGAGCATCGCCAAGCTGTGGAACGCGGGCCAGTGGCGCGCGGGCTGCGATCGGTTCCTGCTCTGGAACAAGGCTGGTGGGCGGGTGATCGCCGGGCTGGTCAATCGTCGGGCGCGCGAGCGGGCGATCTGCGTGCAGGGCCTGCCGACATGACCCGCCTTCGCCTCATCATCGGCGCAGGCGTGCTGCTCGCGATCCTGCTGGTCGTCTGGCTGGTCCGCCACGACGGCGAGAAGGCCGGCGCTGCGAAGGTAACGCAGGCCGTCGAGCACCAGCGGACCGAGCGCATCGCGGAGGCTCGAGCCGACGAGCGCACCGCGGCTGTCGTCGCCGATTCGATCAGCAGGCGTGTCGCTCGTGCCGACGACCTCTCCACCCAGGCCGTGAAGGCCACGATCAAGGATCTGCGCAATGCGATCGACACCGTCCCGCCTGCTGCTGCCGGCGCTCCTGCTCCTGCCGCTCCTGTCGACAGCCTGCGCGACACGCTCAACGCCGGCATCGCTCGCGCGAACCGAGCGGCCGACGCTGCCCCCTCTGGCACCTGACCTCACCCGCACCGAGCAGCTGACGCCGCTCGCCGCCAAGCCGTCGGGCGAGGCGGTGACGATCGACCGCGGCATCCTTGCCGAGATCGTGGAGCGGTTCGCCGAGGCGATCGGCGCAGTCGAGCGCGGCAACAGCCGGGCGGTCGCGGTCGCGCTGGAGCGCCGCTGCACCGCTGCGGTGATTGCTACCGGCCTCGCGCCTGCTGGCTGCCGGTGATGGCTGTCCGATCTGCCTTCGCAGGCCTGCGCCTCGGCATCCCCGTATCACTCGCCCTGTGGGCAGTGATCCTCCTCCTCGTCTCCTGAAAGGTCGATATGGCCCGCAATCCTCGATATCCCCGTGTTTCGGGCTCGGCTGCTGCCAAGGCTCAGTCACGGGCCGGTTTCGTTGCAACCGGCGGGGTGATTGTCACTCCCCCGCCCACACCTGCGCCGAGCTTCACCAACCGACCCAGCGTCACCGGTGCCATCACGGCAGGTCAGGCGGTCAACGTACTGACTTTCACCGATGGCGTCGTCGCCAACGGAACGGTGTCGGCACGCGACTATCTCCTTGCCGGGGGAGTCGTCGCCGCTGATTACGTCACCCAGGCAGCGGATGCCGGCAAGGCGATCACCTTCCGCAACACCGCCACGGGCACGGATGGCTCCACCATCCAGGCGACCAGTACAACGTCAGTCGCAGTCGCGGCCGCGGGCAGCACCGCAGCTTTCACGCCCAGCGTCACCACTCCTGGCATGTCGGTGTTTCCGTCTGCCGGCCTAATCGCGAGCGCATAATCATGGCCAACGCAGTCCCTACGAACATCGCTGGTGGGTTCTACAACGCCGGGGATATTACTCGCACTTTTGCCCTGGCTATTGGCGCTGCCGATCCGGCGCGCTGGGTTGTCCCCGTCGTAATCTTCTCCGCATCCTCGGTGAAGCGCGACGTGGTGTCCTGCACCGTCAATGGCATCGATGCCTTCCTGCCGAACAGTCAGGTCAGCTACACCGGGAACGGGCTATACCAGCACGTATTCTTCGGTCGGCCGGTCTACGTGCCCGATGGCACGACGGCGTCGCTTACAGCTACGGTAGACAAGAGCTTCACCCGTATCGCAATCATCGCCGTGGCATGTACCGGCATCACCGGGAACAGCGCTCGACGCTTGGTCGGCGCCGGTGGGCTCAACGATGGTTCGACGGGCGTTGCGATTGACACCTATGCCGGTGGCCTGACGCTCGCTGCCGTAATCACCGACGACATCCCCGCAATCACGTGGTCGGGTGTCGAGGCGACCCCTGAGTATAAAATTCCGACGAACACGAAGGGGACGGGCGGGCTGCGGACGTACAGCGGCCATCCGGACGCAGAGACAGCGCACGCCATCAAAGCGATGTTCCCTGCGGCATATCCCAACGCCATTGGCGCGGCGTCCTACGCCTACGACGACAACTCAGCGACCCCTTCGGCCGTCACCGTCAACGACTTCACGCAGAACGAAATCCTGCAACGGGTGACCGGCACCAAGGCCGGCAACATCAAGGTCAAGGGTGCCTACACCGGAACGGTCGCCAACACGCCGACGCGGGTGCAGGGTAAGGTCGTCCGAGGGGCCGCTACGGTTCTCGACTGGACAGACATGACTGGCGTGAGCATCGCGGGCGGCTATATCACCGGCTTCCTGCCGGGCGTTCCGGTCGGGTTCGTCGGATATCAGGTGCAGCTTCGCACCTATGTCGGCACCACCCTGCTCGCGACCTCCGCGCTCACCACGACGACGTTCGGCGTCGGTGACGTCGTGGCAGTCGGTGGATCGTCGACGGCCAGCATGTTCTGCGCTGCCGGAGCAGTTAACGAGCCCAACCCGGCGAACAGCTATCGCATGGATCGCTTGACGGTCGATGCGAACGGCAATGGTGTGTACGCCAGCAACAATCTCGGGGGTGGTATCCGAGCCATCGGCAACCGCCTGCGGGCATTGGAGCCGGATGTCCCAATCGCCTTCCTCGACTTCGCTGTCACCGGGTCGAAGCTCGAAGCATGGGTCAACGCCGGCGATGGCAACCGGGTCGCGCTGACCGATTACATCACGAAGCATCAGGGCATCGTTGCCTGCTTCTGTGTGCCGTTCCTCGCAACCGACGTTACCTCCGACGTGGCGACCAACGTTTCCCGCTTCACCACGCTGATCAGTCAGGTGCGGACCGCCTGCAATCAGCCGACCCTCCCGGTGTTCCTGTCGATCGGCGGCCAAACGGACGACGCCAACGGGCCGGTCGCTGCCGATTATGGCCAGGTGCAGGCGACCATCCAGATGGAGATGAACGACCCGAACGTCACGTCCTGCTCCTACCGGGATCGATCCTATAGCACGGACGGCACGCATATGACGCCTGCCGGCGTCGAGCACTCCGGCACCCGGCTGGGCACGCAGATGGCAGGCGTGATGCGGGCGTCGGGTCGGGCCTATAAATGCCCGAAGCCGCTGTCTCGTACCTACGATCCGGCGACCGGCGCCTTCGTCGTGACATTCGATCTGCGCGGCGCGAACTCGCTTGTCGGTCTGACCGGGCAGTCGAACATCACTGGCTTCACGGCCTCGCCCGATGGCGTCATCGACGCGACGATCGGGCAATTCGTGACGCAGTTGAACGTCGCGTCGGCCGTGATCGTCGCGCCGAACCAGGTACGTGTCGTGGTGGCCGAGAAGCCGGCCGCGGCGGAGATCGCCTACTTCCAGGGCAAGCACCCGGACAACGCCAACTCGCTCTGTAGCAACACCAGCATCGCGGCCTGATCGGCCTCGCGATCGCGCAGCTCCCGCGCGTGCCGACCACCCAATCCCGGATCAGTCTGCGCCGTGCGGGCCGTACAACCGACTCGAAAGGAGGTGATTTCACATGCGTTACTGGAAACCCGGCCGTCCGACCCGCGGCTAAATAACGAGCGGCGCGCTTCCCTTTCGTGGTTGATTGGTGAGCGCGCCTACCGTTCTGCTCTGGGGAAGTACCGCGCGCGGGCGCGAGGATTTGGTCGTGTAGAAAGCCTTTCCACACGACCAGCATACTGCGGTCGCGACTAAGCGATCGCCGGCCCGCGGAGGACCTGAAAGCCCGCCGCCAGCGTGCCTCGGGCATAGGACGAAGCGAGTGACGCCATCAACTCGCCGTAGATCACCCGCTGCGCAGCATAGACGGGGTGATTCACATTGCTGATGGTCTTCCCCATGTATTCGGCGGTGTAGACCGAAGGCCACCCACGCCGCTCGACCCACTTGAAGCCGCGATACTCGAAGTCGAGCAACGTTACGTCTTCCTCACGGCAGAGATCGAGCAGCATCGCGTTCCAAAGGGCGAAGCTCGCCAGCCCTTCGACAGATACACCGCCGCCCGTCCAGTCCTTCACCTGGAGCTGTCGCGACGGTGGTGTTTCCATGATCTCTTCGAGCGGTGGATTGATGTGGCGGACACCAGCCGGGACGTTTTCGGTCGCGACGATGCCACGAACCCGGACGGTATTGCCGTCGACCCGCTCGGTCACGATCAGCGTGCGGCCGACATGCTGCCCCTCGCCTGTGATGAATAGCTGCGAACCGGCCTTGATACGCGATCCGCCCGACGGATGATCGAATATCGCGACGCCATCCGCGTAGGTCCCTGGCAGCGACAGCGTGCCGGCAGCAGCGTCGAAGTGGAAGACGTTGTACGCGAACAGAGTGCGGCGTTCAGGAGGCCATGACAGGCCTTGCGACAGGCTTGTGCTGATATCAGCGGCTGTGATCTTGGCGGGCCATGGATGTACGGTGTTGCAGACAATGGCGCGGGCGCCGTCTGCTTTGATCCGGCGCAATTGCGAACGGAGCACTTCCTTGGTGTAGCCCGCGTTCGGCCCTGTACCATAGACGCCATACGGCGAGCCACTATTCATACCCAAGCCGAGAAACACGAGGTTCTTCGGCGATTGGCGAGAAGCAGTGTATTGCGCCTCGACTTCATGATCGAAGGCACCGCCGACTGCCTGCATATCGTACCCGACCAATGCGGGCGTATAGCCAGCTGTGGCCAACAACGCCCCCCGAAAGTACTGAACCGGCGCATTGTCGACAAAGAACGCTTCGCGAGCCGGATAATTCTCTGGAACGAGATCGGCGCCTTTAAACACCGACATGCCGAGCACGAGGATGTTCGAGCTCCGAGCGGGCGGCAACACCTCGACAGGAGGCGTCGGAGCGGGCGTTCCCGTGTTTGGGCCGGTGACCACCGGAACGCTGCTGCCGTTTTCACCCGAGCCGCCGCACCCTGCAAGCGTCAGCGCCCCACCCCCAATGAATGTCAGTAGATGACGGCGATGGATAACGCCGCGTGTAGATTCTTCCACCTTAACCCCCTTTGTAACCAAGGTTATTTTATGAGAGATCCCTGCGGTCTGTATAGGGCGAATTACGCGATCGCTGGCTCGTGACGACGACGATACCCGCGATCAGTATCCCGGCGGTTAACCTGGACCTGAACTCGATCCCGGTGCCCGATCCGCAGATCGCCATGCTCATGGGATCGTGGTCTGGTATCGCGCTGGTATCGCAAACGCCTCTATGGCAGCGGATGACAGGAGCGATTTTCTGCACCTTCTCTCGTAGCGACCGGGCAAAGTGCAGCCTGGGGAGCAATCGCACTGCAGAGGTCAGGGGTTCGATTCCCCTCAGCTCCACCACCACCCCGCCATCGTCGTCCCGCGCGGAACCGGCGAGACGATCCGCGCTAGCATCGCGGCGCCCGCGCGTTACATCGCGACATGGCCAACGACCCGATCCCCGCAGCGACCCTCGTCATCATCCGCGATTCCAGGGGCGCGGACGGAACGCCGCCCGAACTGCTGATGGTCGAGCGCGCCAGGGCAATGGCGTTCGCGGGCGGTGCGATGGTATTCCCCGGCGGTCGCATCGATCCCGGCGACCGCGCGCTGGCCGCAACGATGGGCGTCGATGACGAGGGCGCCGCCCGCATCGCCGCGATCCGCGAGACGATCGAGGAAGCCGGCGTCGCGATCGGCCTGTCCCCCGAACCGACCGCCGCGCAACTGGCGACGATCCGTGCGCGATTGCATGCCGGTACGCCCTTCGCCGCCGTGCTGGCGGAGGTGGACATGATTCTCGATCTCGACCGTCTGATCCCCTTCGCGCGCTGGCTGCCTGCCCATCCGCAGATGCGCATATTCGACACGCTGTTCTTTCTCGCGCGGGCCCCTGCGGATACGACGGCGAGCGTCGACGAAACCGAGAACGTTCGCCTGATCTGGACCACCGCCGCCGATCTGCTGGCGGAGGCGGATGCCGCCCGCGCGACGATCATCTATCCCACCCGCCGCAATCTGGAGCGGCTCGCGCTGTTCGCGAGCTACGACGATGCGGTCGCGCAGGCGCGGGCCTATCCGTTACGGACGATCACCCCGTTCGCCGAAGACCGCGACGGAACCCCATACCTCTGTATTCCCGACGATCTGGGCTACCCGGTCACCGCCGAGCCG